ATTTTTCTGGTGAATACGGATGGCTTACGCTTTACACAGGCAGTGGCAACTCGGTCAAATACACGAACCTTGTAACAGGTACAACTTCAACAACTGGCTTAACTAATAACGTATGGCGAGATGTGCCAAGAGTGCGATCAGGGTTTGCTGCTGATGGTAACCTTTTAGAAATCATTGACGGCTCTGCTACCGTGCTTTATTCGGCTACGTTTGTACCTAAAGAGGAGTGCAAATACACGCCTGTTCAAATTGACTTTGTAAACAAGTTTGGAGCATGGCAACGTGAGTGGTTTTTCAAAGCATCTTACAACGGATTGAACGTTGAAAACACGGAGTACAATTTGATGCCTAATACATACCCTAATTACTCTCACTTGGAAGGCCAGAGAAAGGTCTTTAATGCTAACGGCAAGGAAACCATCCGAGTGAACACTGATTGGGTATCTGAGAGCTTTAATGAAGTGATTAAACAAATGATGCTTAGTGAAAGAATTTTGATTGATAAAAAGCCTGCCAAGCTAAACACGAAATCTGTAGATCTACAAAAGTCAATCAATACCAAGTTGATTAGCTACGAAATGGAATTTGAATACGCATTTGAAACCATCAACTCAGTATCGTAATGAATAGAAGCGTAACAATATACATCGAAGGTCAGCGCATTGAACTCTTCAACGATGAGACTATAAACGTAACTTCATCAATTCAAAACGTGCAGGATTTGGCTGCTACATTTACGGACTTCTCACAAGGGTTTACCGTGCCTGCAAGCGCACACAACAACGCAATATTTGAGCATTGGTATCAATCAGATGTCAACGCAACTACAGACCCTAACCTACGCAAAGACGGATACATTGAGATTGATTTAGTAACCTTCCGTAAGGGCAAGATACAACTTGACGGAGCAGTAGTTTCTAACGGCAAACCAAGCGCATACAAAATCACTTTCTTTGGAGAGGGTGTAACGCTTAAAGATTTGTTTGGAGAGGACTTACTATCTGATTTAGACTATACGGCACTATCTCACAATTTTACATCTGCTGAGGTTTTGGCACGCATCACGAACACAACTAACCTTTACGATGTAAAGTACCCTCTAATCACGTCTAATCGCATTTGGGAGTATCAATCAATTCCTCCAAACGTACCTTTCCCGAACTGGCTTGTAAATACACTAACGCAAAACGATATTCACACGAACTCGGGAGCGATAGATAAAGAAGAATTATTTCCTGCCGTTAGGATAACACGAATTTTGCAGGCTATTGCATCCAAATACGGAATAACATTTAATGGCACGTTTTTAACGGATGAGCGATTTACTAAATTGTTCTTATGGTTTAAGGGTAAGGAAACGCTGATAAAAACTTCCTACGGCTATGATTTGACATCAACTACGGTAGTTCCTACTTTCGTAAATTACGACCTGACACAAACGTACACGGCAGCGACTAACACGATACACATTGAAGAGTTGCCTGCTGTAATTACGCATCGATTGATTTACAACATAACCTCAACCACAAGCTCGGCTGATTACTACATTGACGTATATCAAAACGGAAACTTATATAATACGATTGTAGGTTCAGGAACGGGAGTTTATACCTTAGACAATATTTCTCAGGTAGTTGGATTGGATGCGTTATACACATTTAAGATACGCACGTCAGGAGCTAACACAATAGCATCTAATTTGGTTTATGAAGTTGACTACGTTACATCAGGCTCGGTAAACACGGACTATCTTACGGTTACTTATTCGTCTTTAGCTATGGCTTTAGTTTTAGACCTCTCAGCAAACGCACCTCAAATGAAGGTAGGCGATTTCCTAAAGGGGATGATGCTAATGTTCAACATGACTATTTACTCGCTTGTAGATAATGAGTATTGGCTTGAGCCATTAGACGATTGGTATTCCAAAGGCGCAGTTGTTGACATATCTCAGCACACCGATGTTACCTCTATCGAAATGGAGCGAATGCCACTTTACAAAAAAATACAGTTTAAGTTTCAAGACTCTGAGTGTTTTTTAAATAAGAACTTTTCGCAGACTTACAACCGCAGCTACGGAGACACGACTTATCAATACAATTATGATGGTGGCGAGTTTACAATTGAAGTACCTTTCGAAAACCTGCTGCAAACCAAGTACAACGGAACGCAGCAACTGCAACTCGGCTACTCTTTAAATTCGTCTTTCTCTCCGTATATTCCTAAGCCTGTTTTATTGTACCAATACGACAACCAAGTCACAGATTTTAAATTTGTCAACGATGGAGGCGGTCACTCAACAATCACAACTTACACTCCATTTGGTCAGGACTTAGAATTTAACAACTCAGACATCACGCTAAACTTTGCGCCTGAGACCTCAACGCTTTTGGAGTACCCAATCCAAAACACGCAATTCAGCCAATACTATTTTAGCTACTTGTACAACCTTTACAACCTGAAGCAGCGATTGGTCAACGTAAAGACGAACCTACCTACAAGCCTAATTACAAACCTTCAGCTCAACGATAGGCTAATCATTAGAGATAAGCGTTACATTATAAACGAAATGCAATCTAATCTAAACACAGGCGATGTTGACTTTCAGCTATTGTTAGATTTTAGGCCAATTGTTAACTCAACTATTCCGCAACCAAAAGCCAATACTGAAGGCGGCAATGTAAACTATGCGGTCAACTTACCAAACGGAGCTTATCAGGCTGATTTATCATGTACTGATCCAGATGTAACTTTCTCGGTAAATCCTGTGGAGAGTTCGCAAATAATTCAGATAGGTATTCCTGCTGGTTCAGCCGGTACGGTGTATACAATTCGCATCACTTATAGTTATATAGACGGAACTACATCTGAAGAATTTTTTAACATATTCCAATAGAAATGAAACTACAACAAATAATTGCAATGCTCCAGTTTTCTGATCATTGTGGCATCAGCGAAAATGTGGATATAGCCAAAGGGAAATACAAATTACATACGTCTATAAAGAAGGCAATAAAGCAAGCAAACAGGGATCTTAAAAATATAAGACATGGCAGAAACTAAAACAATAAACTTAGAAGTCGATACTAATTTAGGATCATTAAAAAGTCAATTACGGCAGGCTCAGGCGCAAGTTGCTGCTTTATCAGATCAGTTTGGAGTCACGTCTAAGCAAGCCGCAGAAGCTGCCAAAAGAGCTGCCGAATTAAAAGATAGAATTGCAGATGCTAAGGACTTAACTGATGCGTTTAATCCAGATGCTAAATTCAATGCTTTAAGCCGTTCGATTGGTGGGGCGTTAAATGGGTTTCAGGCCTTCGAGGGAGCGATGGGATTGCTTGGGGTGGAAAGCGAGTCGCTACAAAAAAGCCTACTCAAAGTGCAATCCGCAATGGCTTTATCTCAGGGGCTTCAAGGAGTACTGGAGGCAAAGGACTCTTTTGTTCAATTAGGAGCAGTTGCTAAAAATGCCCTGAGCGGCATTAGAGCTGGTATCGCTGCAACTGGTATAGGATTATTTGTTGTTGCGTTAGGCACAATTGTAGCGTATTGGGATGATATTAAAGAGGCTGTCAGCGGTGTTAGCGAGGAGCAGGAAAAACTGAACGCAAAGACGGATGCTAACGTAATTGCTCAACAGGCTAAATATAACTCTATTGCTGGTCAAGAAAACATATTGAAGCTGCAAGGTAAGTCTGAACGTGAAATTTTACAGATTAAACAAGCGCAAGTAGAGGCTGTAATCAAAGCAACGGAGGTTCAATTACTTCAACAAGAAGCTACTAAAAAATCTCAGATTGAAGCTACCAAAAGAAACTACGACATTTTAAAAGCAATAACAAAAATTGGTATTGAGTCATCGGTGCTTGCTTTTAGAGCTTTAGCTGCTCCAATAGATGCAGTTCTTGAAACCGCAAATGCCGTTGCTGATGCGTTAGGATTTGATAAAATTACAACTACCAACTTAAACAAAGAAATATCTAAACTAACTGAAACCGCATCTGAGGCCGTTACTAAGTTTATTTTTGATCCTAAAGAAATAGAAACAGAAGCTGATAAAACAATACAAGCTACTAAAGACAAACTTAACGCTTTAAAGAACGAGGCTGCTGGGTATCAATTAGCGATAAAAGATATAAATGAAAAGGCGAATACAACGGCTGAGGATGAAGCCAAAAAAGCAAATGATGTAATTGCCAAAGCAAACGCTGAAGCTAATCGTTTGGAGTTGGAACGCAAGCAGGAGCTGGATAATAAATTGGAGGAGATAGCCAATCAAAACTTTTTGAGTACGCTATCCGATCAAGAAAAGGAACTTTTAGCAACGCAAGACAAATACTTCGAATTAGAAACTCTGGCCCAAGGCAACGCAGATGCTTTGAAAGAAATCGAACTGGCCAAGCTAAATGAAATCAATGATATCAACCTGAAGTATCAGGATATAGCTTACAAGCAGCAAGAGGATGCCAAGGCCAAGCAAAAGGAATTAGACGACCAAGCAGCTAAGGATAAAAAAGAAACCGAGGAGGCATTAGCTGAGAGCCTTGCTGCAATACGCGAAGCTGATTTTAACAACATATTTGCAGGCATAAACTTAGTTAAAAACCTATTCGAGAATAACAAAAAGGTGCAGGCTGCTGCATTGATTGCCGAGAATGCAGTTGGAATAGCTAAAACGATTATAGCTACCAAGGCGGCAAACCAAGCCGCAAGAGCGCAAGGTACGGCTGCTGCAATTGCCACAGGTGGTGCATCAGTTCTCGCTGCTGAAGGTTTAGTTTTAAGAAATAATATTGGTGCCGGTATATCTATTGCTGCTCAAATTGCTGCAACTGCCAAAGGGGTTGCGGCTTTAGGAGGTGGTGCATCTCCTTCAGGTGGCGGAAATTTATCTGAAGGCGGAGGAAGCTCGGGGGGATCAGGAGGCATTACACCTAACTTTAACGTAGTCGGTAACTCCGGTATGAACCAACTGGCCCAAATACAACAGACACCAATGCAGGCGTACGTAGTTTCTGGAGAGGTTACATCGGCTCAGGCTTTGGATCGCAATCGTATCAAAAACGCAACATTATAAACAATTTTAAGTTTACGGAATATGGAATTAATCGAACTCATTATAGACGAAAAAAATCCACATCACGGAATTGATGCTGTGAGCGTGGTTGAATACCCTGCAATTGAAGAAAACTTTATTGCTTTGAATAAGCAACAGGTTCAATTGAAAGAAGTGAACGCTGAGAAGCGTATTTTAATGGGGCCAGCTTTAACTCCAAACAAAAAGATTTATCGTAATGACGAAAAGACGAAACGTGAATGGGAAATTTTCTTTTCTGAGGATACGGTACGCAAAGCATCTGAGTTATTCCTAATGAGATCCAATCAAAACAACGCAACGTTGGAGCATGCCAAAGATATCGAAGGAATGTCCGTTGTTGAAAGTTGGATAATTGAAGATCCTAAAACGGATAAAGCTGCTTTATATGGATTTGATTTGCCAAAGGGAACTTGGATGATATTAATGAAGGTAAACAACGATGATGTTTGGAAAAAAGTAAAGGATGGCAATATTAAAGGCTTTTCAATCGAAGGGTACTTTGCGGATAAATACGAAATGTCAATCCAGCAAAACGCGAAAAATGAAATTATTAATCAACTTAAAGAACTACTTAAGTAATATGAAAAAGACACCAAGTAAATCGAGTCCGCGCGGAGGTAAACGTGGATGCTTATGCGATAACGGAACTTACTCAAAAGATTGTTGCAATGGAGATTTGCAAAACCAAGGTATTGGTTCGTTAGTTCAAAACGGAACTCAGATTGTAAACAACACGAATACAACCAGAACTATCGTTGGGTGATAAAAACGCAACAAATTAAAACAAGTATAGTTAAAGACGTATAAAATAAAAAAAATGAGCGATAACAAAATCTTAAACAAAGTGCGCACTTTACTTGGAATGGAAGTGAAGTTGGAGCAAATGAAATTAACGGACGGAGTTTCTGTTTTGGAGGCTGATGCTTTCGAGGCCGGAAATGAAGTTTTTATTGTAACTGAAGACGAGCAGAAAATTCCTGTTCCAGTTGGTGAATACGAATTGGAAGACATGCGTATTTTGGTAGTTTTGGAAGAAGGACTAATTGCTGAAATCAAAGAAGCTGAAGAAGAAGAAGAAGAAGAAGTTGAAGTTGAGGAGCCAGAAGTAGAAGCTGGCAAACCAATGGAAGAAGAAATGGCTGCTGAAACTCCAGTAAAGAAAACTGTTGAGTCTATCATCAAAGAAACTTTCTTTTCTAAGATCGAAGAACTCCAAGCCGAAAACGAAGCATTAAAAGCTGAATTGGCAAAACACACCGCGCAACCAATCGAGGAAGCTAAAGAAGAAGAAGCTCCTGTTGAGTTAGCTGCTATTGATGAAGAGCCAAAACCAATTTTACATAATCCTGAAAATGTACAGCCTGTTGAGATGTTCAAATTTGCATCTAAAAAAGGCCGCACAACTATGGACTCAATCTTTGAAAAATTAAACAAATAATTAACTAATTAAATTTTTAAAAAATGCCTACAACAACTTCAATCACTACTACATATGCTGGTGAGTTTGGCGGTAAGTACATCGCCGCAGCATTGTTATCTGCTCCAACTTTGGAGCGTGGCGGATTTACTATCCACCCGAATGTTAAATTTAAGGAAGTAATTCAACGTGTTGGAACTGACAACATCATTGCTAACGCTTCATGCGATTTTGATGCTACATCTACAATCACGTTAACTGAGCGCGTACTTCAGCCAGAGGAGTTTCAAGTTAACTTACAATTATGTAAGCAAACTTTCCACAGCACATGGCAAGCGGCTGAGATGGGCTTTTCTGCATTTGATGTAATGCCTAAATCTTTCGTTGATTTCTTGATCGGACACGTTTCTGAGAAAGTTGCTTCTTCAATGGAAACTACAATCTGGACAGGTGTGAACGCAACTGCTGGTCAGTTCGCTGGTATCATGACACAATTGACTACTGACGCTGCTTTACCTGCTGCACAAGAGGTTGCTGGTACAACTGTTACTGCTGCTAACGTAATCACTGAGCTTGGTAAAATTGTTGATGCTATCCCTGCTCGCCTTTATGGTCACCCTGATCTTAAATTGTATGTACCGCAAAACATTTATAAAGCGTATGTTCGCGCTTTGGGTGGTTTTGGTGCTTCTGGTTTAGGTGCTAATGGTTACGATAACAAAGGTACAAACCAAGTTCTTGGTGATGTATTCTACGATGGTATTCCTGTATTCATGGCAAACGGTATGGCTGCTAACACAGGTCTTGCTACTCCAGCTTCAAACCTTCACTTCGCTACAGGTATCCTTAACGACATGAACCTCGTGAAAGTGATTGACATGGCAGACATCGACGGATCACAAAATGTCCGTATCGTTATGCGTTTCACCGCAGATGCGAAATATGGATTTGCTGAGGATGTAGTTACTTACGGTATCACAAACTCTGCTAACTAATCTTAGCTGAATTGAAATAATCTGGGAGGGGTATACGCTCCTCCCTTTTTTATAACTTTAAAATTTTAAAAATATGAGCTGCGATTTAGCTAATGGTCGTCTTGAGGTATGTAAAACGGCAGTGGGTGGTATAGATGCTATCTACTTCGTAAACTTCGGCGATTACACAGGTATCACTTACGATGGTACAAACACGGATGTTATTGACTCAGTTGCTGGTGTTGCTACGCTTTACAAATTTGAGTTGAAAGGTACAAACTCTTTTGATCAGGTTTTGACTTCAAGCCGCGAGAACGGAACTACATTTGCTGAGCAAACCTTGACTTTCACTTTGAAAAACCAAGATTTCACTACACACAAAATTGCGAAACTATTGGCTTATGGCCGTCCGCACGTTGTTGTAAAATCTCGCAATGGATCTTTCTTCTTTGCAGGTTTGGAGCATGGCTTAGAAGTTACGACTTCAAACGTATCAAATGGTACTGCGATGGGCGACCTCAACGGTTACACATTTACTATGGTTGGACAGGAAAAATTGCTCGCCAATTTCATTGATGTTACTACAGAAACTGCTTTGGCTACGGCTTTTGGTGGTGCTGCTATTGACAACAACTAAGATTAAACTACTACTAAGGAAAGGCTGCCTATTCGGGTGGCCTTTTTTTATATCCTTTCGTGTATAGATTTACAGGATTTTTATACATAAGTGGTGAAATTTGCCACTTAAAACGCATAAAAAGGTAAAAACGCTTAATTGCAACAAAATCTACTTAATGTAGTTATTGAGATATGATTGTACTTACAACTTCAACTTCAGCGCAAACGTTTGATTTTATCCCCAGAACTGGAGGATACAATACGATGCAAATAACGGATGAAATGGAAAACCAAACAACAACGGTTCCGATAACTTCAAGTGTCGCTGGAGCTTATAAACATTCGATTACTGCAAGTTTTAATTTAGTTGAGGGCCGAAGTTACATGCTTGTATTAAAACAAGGATCTAATATCATGTACCGCGACAAGGTATATTGCACAAATTACCCTTTGACAAACTTCAGCGTAAATCACAATCAATACACAGAGACAGTATCTAACAACGAATTTATCGTAATATGAGTAGTAACATCCAATTTGTCAATTTAAGCCAGTATGAGCCGCCTGTAATCACTGAAAGCAAGCGTGATAACTGGGTGGAATTTGGCGGAGATAATAATTACTTTCAATTTTTAATTGATCGTTTTAATCACAGTACAACTAATTCGGCAATTATCAATAACGTTGCTCGTTTGATATATGGTAAAGGATTGAAGGCTATTGATGCCAGCTCAAAGCCTAACGAATACGCTCAAATGATGAGCTTATTTAATAAGGATTGCGTGCGAAAAATGGCATTAGACAGAAAATTGCTTGGTCAGTTCGCTATTCAAGTACATTATAACGACAAGCATGATAAAATTATTAAGGCTTACCACATGCCTGCCAATCTTTTGCGTGCTGAGAAGTGCAATAAAGAAGGAGAAATTGAGGCTTATTATTACTCAGACGACTGGACAGATACCAGAAAGTTTGAACCAAAGCGCATTCCTGCATTTGGATATTCTCAAGAGAAAATAGAAATTCTATATTCTAAACCTTATGCTGTCGGAATGAAATACTATTCGTATCCGGACTACCAAGGGGCGCTTCCATATGCACTACTCGAGGAGGAGATAGCTGAGTATTTAATTAATGACGTTCAGAACGGCTTTTCGCCAACGATGATTGTGAACTTTAACAATGGAGTACCGACTGAGGAGCAGCAGAACATCATTGATGGCAAAGTAAGAACTCAGTTAACCGGACCCAAAGGTAAAAAGGTAATTACATCTTTTAACGATAACAAAGAAATGGCCACAACAGTTGAGGCCGTTGCTTTAAATGATGCTCCAAAGCATTACGAATATCTTTCTGAGGAGTGCATGCGCAAAATTATGCTGGGCCACAACGTTACATCTCCGCTATTGTTTGGAGTTGCATCCAATAACGGCTTTTCGAGCAATGCTGATGAGTTAAGAAATTCTCAGATATTATTTGAAAACATGGTTGTGAAACCTGTTCAATATGAAATCATTGATGCCTTACAGCAAATATTACATTACAATCAGATTTCTTTAAAGCTATATTTTGACTCGCTCAATCCATTAGATGCAAGCGGAGATTTAACATTGAATGTAGAGAAGGATCAATTGCTCGACTCAATTAATAATCTATCGCCGCTCGTTGCAAATAGAGTAATTGAAACTTTAACTGCAAATGAAATCAGAAGCATCGTTGGATTGCCGCCTGAGGCTGGAGGTAGCGACCTGCCGCCTGAATTATTGAGCAAACATAAAACAGAACTTGAAGAAATACTATCCGATGTTGATCAGGAAAACCTTTCTGATGAGTGGGTTGAGGTTGACGTTAGAGAGGCCTCAGACGACGATAATGAATTAGATGAGGTATTATCTAAAGTAGATGCAGAAATGCAGCCAGAAACGATATTAGGACGTTTATACAAGTTTGTATCAGCAGGTTCAGCTAACGCAACAGCACGTTCTGAGCAGGATAAAGAAGTGAGCCGCGTAGACTCGTTGAAGTTTTTCAAGGTTCGTTACAGATATACCGGCAATAAAACTCCAGACCGAGACTTTTGCAAGGCAATGATGGCGAAGCAAAACAGGTTATTCAGAAAAGAAGACATTGAAAGAATGAGCAGCCGAGCGGTTAATCCGGGTTTTGGTGAAGGTGGATCTAATACATACGATATCTTTAAGTACAAAGGCGGACCACGCTGCCACCACAAATGGGAGCGTGTTACTTTTATGCGTAACGTCAAAGGCGCAAACCGAAAGTTTGAGCAAATAGGCACCAGAGCTGCTGAGATTAAAGGCTACAAGGTTACTAATCCTTACGAGGTTTCAATTTACCCTAACAACTTACCTTTAAAGGGCTTTTCGCCTAACAATCCTAACTTACCAAAAGACGCAAAATAATGGCACAGGCACTATTAATTACAGACGCTGATCTGGTAAAGTTCACGGCTACAAATGGAAACGTTGACGTGGACAAATTCGTGCAGTTTATTAAGATTGCGCAGGACATTCATATTCAAAATTACTTAGGGACTAAACTACTTGAGAAGATTGAAGCTGATATAATAGCTGGAACTTTAGCAGGAAATTATTTGAGCTTGGTAACGACATACGTTAAGCCAATGCTGATCCACTGGGCAATGGTTGAATACTTACCATTTGCAGCTTACACAATTGCCAATAAAGGAGTTTACAAACATTCGTCTGAGAATAGCGAGAACGTAGATAAAAATGAAATTGATTTCTTGATCGAGAAGGAAAGATCTATCGCCCAGCATTACACTGAGCGTTTTATCAATTACATGTGCTTTAATAATAACTTATTTCCGGAATATAATACGAACTCAAACGATGATATGTATCCGGATCGCATGAATAATTACACCAGTTGGTATATATGAAAACACGAACTAAGGTAGGAACATACAAACCAAAAGAAGAAAACATTGAGAAACTTCGTGTTTTTCTAACTAAATTAAACAAAGATGGCAAATAGCAACGGATGGGGAGACGGAGCGGCTAACAACTCAATAGGATGGGGTCAAGGCGCAAACAATAACATCGGGTGGGGAGACTCACACGCTAAATCTTGGGCAGGCGCTACTGACATTGTAGGACTTACTACTGACCCTGATGCACAGGCGTTCATTACTGCTG